TACTATCTTGAGCTGGAGCAACAGCTGCACATCTAAAGTTCTTGGGTAAATAACCAGCAGCGTGGATAGAAACCTCCGTTGCGTTGTTTACCGAAGTACCAGCCGAAGAGTTATAAAGGTATAGTCTCTCGTCATCGAACCAGTAAATCTGAGTCCCAAGAACCAAGGGCTCAACAATGCTCGAAGCTGAGTAGAATGATGTTGGAGCCAACTCAGCAGTTGTCGGAGAGATAATATTGTTTGAGCCCTGTAATTCATATTGTGTTTCTCCTCCCGTATTAATGAACATGAAATCATCGAACGGTATCATAAAATTAATTCTAGTATACTTCCCTGAGGAGGCACGAATATCAATAGGATCATCGTTAGTGAGGTTATTTGGATCATCTAACCAAAGATTAAACCAGTCGTTGTTTCTGGAACTAAAAACCATATCATCAACAGAAAACCAAAGACGTTCTCTCCAGAAAGCGATATCCGAAATGTGTCTCCCTCTAATCCTGTTATCACTATCGGGTTGAAAGGCTTGAGGACCGGGGTTGTTTTTGTCATTCCCCGCTTCTCTAGGCTTCCAGTCTGGGTATTCGACAGACCATGAATTATTCCCTGTATTAATGACCAAGAAGGGAAGAGAAGCCTCGTATAAAACAGAATGTTCGTCTTCCGCTCTTACTCTGTCATAGTGAGGGATAGTAGTATTCGATGTACATCTATAAAATCCTTGTGGAAATGTTAAGAATCCCTTACGACAATACCAGACTTTACCAAAGCCTTCGAGATTTCCTAGACCCGTTCTCTCGTATAAGAACTTGGTAGCTTCCTCTTCTCCATTTACTCGATTAACGTCATCACCTTCCGGTGGAATCTCAATAGCATCAAAGCTTGAAATGTTTTGACCTAACTCCCTTTCGAAAATATCTGCCGACACTTCTTTATTGTCTCGGACAGGAGTATGCATGCTGATATCATACAGAATTCCTAATCGCTGGCCTATATTTCCGCTAAGAACCTCTTCAATTTTAAGAGGTAGTGTTCCTTCGACTCCTCCGACAGCGTCTCCATTAGAGCCATAGACCAAGAACATACCATCCTTAGTGCTGTTAAGAGTGAGAGTATATTTATCGTCGCTATCGTCTTGTAAATTATATCTTAATTGTCCCCAATTATCCCCAGACAAAGCATATGTATTATTTCCGCCGTCGTGATCATAAACTTTAACCGACTCACTTATTGCTCCGCCGAAAGAATCTACAGGAGCAGTCGACGAATCGTAGTCTCCTGCTACGCCTGTGTCAGCCCCATCATTTGAGTTATCAGCGTCTGATAAGTATGGTTGTAAGTTCTTCCCTAATTTTCTTGCGGCATCGAAGACTGAGTTTGTCCCACTAAATCCTAAATGAGTTGCTGTATACCCGTTACCATCAAAAATCTGCACGATGTCTGTGCCTACGTCCAGCTTAATTTTACCTGTAGGCTTAGAGTTGCTGTCAAGCTCTAATGAAAACGGATTAGTTGTCCCAATAAAAGTATCGATGTCTATAGCAGGATCAGGCGGCTCTCCAGTAGAAGTCTCCGTTGTATCTACCATCATTGAATTGAGGGCGGTAATTAAACTATCTAAATCAGTAACACTTTCTTGGGAAAGTCTACATTCCCCAATACCATATGTACTGGCTGTGTCTCCCGCAAGGACATTCATCTCAAAATCTGAGATACTAATCGTGCCGTTGCCATCTGCTCCTTTAAAAAGAGTGATTGGGTGGGTTCCAGAACAACCTCCGACCGGCTCGTTCTGATCGTTAGCGGGAACAAAAGCTCCGCCCATGACGTAATCACCAGTCTCGTCTGAGGCAGCGGCGATTCGATAGGTCAGCTTCTTACCTAACTCATGCGTACTTGGACTATTTCCCCCACTGTTGTTTGAGTCTTCTGACATGTCTGCCCAAGTCCAAGTAGTAGTTGGTACTTCTTTATTTAGGACCATCATAGCATTACCGAAGAACGTAGCTTTTAAGCAGTCTCTGGCTGCCTTACCTTCGGGATTCCATTTAACATATTCCCAGACATCATCAATCCTAGTATTTGCCCAAGGGATATCATCGGGATTGTCTCCTTCAGCTTCATTATTGGGATAGTACATGTCGATGTCTGTATAATCAGGATACCCTGAAGCACTTCCATCCATTTTGTTCCAGTTCATTTCTTGATTATAATCACTGGTCCCTTGAAAGACCCGCTCAATAATACAATCTCCGGTACGAACCTTTTGGCTTTCTGCCATCGGACTACTTGCGTTTGGAGTAGTCTCCAAACCAACGTCCATAAACTTAAAGATCCTGATAAGGTCTTCTGAACCATGTGCTACGCTTCTGTCAATGATAATGATATATCTTTCATTAATATTCTTATCAAAAAAGAAGTAAGCTACATCATCTACAGGAGTTGTTGCAACATCACTAATGAACAAGGAATTATCAAGGAATCCACCAGCTCCGCCACCGTGAATAAATTCTAATGGAGGTCTCTTTTCTGCGGACCTTTCTAAGGTAAGGATTGCGTTTTCTATGTTCTGTAATTCTGAGGTTAATCTCTTGGAACTAGGCTGCCTAGCGACACCGCTAAACAGATTCATAATCGGAACCCTTACTGTTGCCATTAGTTACTCCTTACCAATTAGTACTTCGCACTGAACTTGTTCTACCTCTCCACCGATGTCGTTGACCCGCTCTCCTAATAGAAGAATCTCCCCCGATAAAGATATTCCGTTGTTTGTGAGCAATGTCAGAAGCCCGAGCACGCATACGGCTCAGTTGTTCCTTCTGTGCTAGAACCTTATCCACCTCGCTATCTCCTGTAGTCAACACTTGATATTCTCTTCCGGCTCTATCAGCAATACCTTGTTGAATAGGAGTAGACATATCATTCCACGAAAGCTGAATCCTTTCTAGGACTGTGTACTTTCCGTTGTTGTGAGTAGGAACCTCCCATGCACTAGTATCTTCAATAATATTGTAGAGAATAGGTTTATAATTAGGGTTGCCTCCGGATTGTCCTGAATCATGTCGGATAATAGACATAATTAATTGCTGAGGCCTGCCATCGACGCTATAAGATGTCCAATGATTACTAAGTAATTCAGCATAGATAGTTGATCCGTCTGTGTTTGAGGTCGTTCCTTGTTTCAAAACAATTTTATTATCATCGCTGGAATCAGGAGCATAATAAGTAACTAACTCATTCTCAGCAATTCCTCTAAGTTGCCAATCACGGGTAACTTGGTCTAACATAAACTCTGCAACAGACGTATCTACGCCTGAATCTGTAGTTAAATCATTGACCATAGTTTCCCCGGAAGCAAGAAGCATTTGGTTTACTGCATCCTGTTTTAATAAAGCTCCCATAATTTCTCCTTAGTTTTAAAATGATTAGCAAGTAGGGGTGGAAGATATACGGATCACCTCCTTTCAAAAAAATGCCCCTTGCCCCCCAAGAGGAGGACAAGGGGCTTAAGTTGTAGCTCGCTAATTAACTATCAGTTAATAAGCATAGCACCAGCGCACTCTGAGCGGAGCACATCGCCACCCTTGAAGGTGGATGCGACCGTAAAGTGCGTGTTGCGTCGAACATCTTCGACGCTATCGACCTTCATGCCCTGAAGCGTGAGGCGTGCGACGGCCTCAGGCTGCCAAATAAGAGCAGCCAAAGCACTCATGTCCAGATTGTAACGACTGTCACCAATCGAAGCACCTGACGCAGAGTAGTCCGTCTTGAAGCCACCGTGGTTGGTCTTCATGATAGTACATCCCTGATAAGTCAGGGTGTCAGTAATACCGTGCATGCCCATAGTAAGGGGAGCACCAAGACCGCCCATATCCGTAGCACCACCGCCGAAGAACGGATGACCCCCGCCATTATTGAAGTCAGTGTTATCTCTTGCGATGTTCAGCGAACGGATGTCAGCGAAAGCCTGCGGAGAAACCGCACAGATAACGCCTTCAGTAGGAGCATTGATCTCCTGCAAGTGAACGAAGAAGCCTTCGATATCCTCAAGGAGACCGAGAGCTGCATCAGTTCTATTGGCAGTCGTAGCTGAAGCAAGACCGAGATTGTTATAGTCAAAGCCACGGTCTACACCAGTTGCACCGTTACCGCCGTTGCCTTCACCAGCACCGTCGCCAGTGTAAACCTGACCACCAGTGAGGTCTTCTTCGCCACCGGATGCATCAGCATCCTTACGAGGACGGCCCGATCTAGTAAGAGCATCGCCAGTTAAGGCACAAGCACTCTTAGCAATCAAAGCAGCAATCTGCTTATCACTGGTGTTAGCCAGAGTCATGCCAGTCTGACGCGCCATCTCTGAGCGGTACTCCCATTGGGAGATCATCAGGTCGGGGTTGTCAAGCTCGAAGTGAGCCGCCATCGGACGGTCATCGAGCGTCACTGCGATGGAGGTCGAAGGACCGCCGCCGCCAGTGAGTTCCTCACCAGCACCCCACTGAGGCTTAAGACCAACAGTACCCGTCATTGGGAACTTGATGGACGTACCGTCAGTGATTGTTCGGTGAGTCACATGGGGTTCAAAAGAAATGTACTGGTCATAAGCGTTGAGGACTTCGCCCGCCCAAACCTGAAGCCACAAGTTTGAACTTGCAGCCCCAACGTTAGGAACGTTTGAAAGCGTGTTTTCACGATCAACGCCAGTAAGACCAGAGTGAAGAGTTCCACCACTAGGAAAGAAAGTAGCCATTTAAGTTACTCCTTATTGTCTTAAAGGTTAAAAATAAAATTGATCGCCTCAACCTACGATAGGATTGTTCTTTACAGAGTCCATCTCTTTAGGCGGAAAGGTTATTATCTTTTTACCAAGGCTCCATGAGAGCGGGTTATTAATAATAGCTTTCCAATAGGCCAAATCAGGTACGATACCCGTACTGATTCGTTGCGATAATCCTTGCATCAACAGACTGACGAAACTTAGCGTCAGTTTTATAACGAGGATTCCGCTGATCCGCAAACATCTCCTGATTAGAAGCATACGGCGTAACACCATCGTAGGCATTCGCTGTTGCGGTTCGATTCGGAGTAGCTCCGGGTTCACGACCCCTCGCTACCGAGACATTATCCGAAGTCTCGTATCGGGCTTTAAGCCCTAGGATTGCCGTCTTGTAGCCCGGACCTGCTAGCTGGCCGTTGACTGCTTGACGTTCATCATCTGATAAATTAGTACCTGCCCACTCCATAATCTTATTTAGCTCTTGCTGACCTCCGACTAGACCGGCAGCATTCTCAACATTCTGTTGATGTATTGTAGCTCGTTGAGTCATATAGTCATCAATAATCTTATCATCTACATTAAGCCGCATCTTAATTGTATTTCGCAGAGCATCAGGAACTTCGCCGTTGTTGGCATCAATCATGTTACCCCAATCATTCCATTCACCTACAGATACTTCTTGAGGAGGCTCAAGATCTGTAGTCTTTACATCGCTTTCAGCCTGTTCAGACGGTGCTGAAATCTTCAGGGTCTCTACATTTTCAGGTTCGGCTTCTGGCTGAGGTGTTTCTTCTGAAGTATTAGGATTATAGTTAGGATTCTCCGCACCATTTTCAGCATACTGCTTCTTGAGATCAGCAATCTCCTGCTGACCCTGAGTATACTGAGCCTGTGCATTCTTTAGAGAATCAAACCAAGCCCCAGCGTCTGTAAAGTTCTCAGGAATAGTTTCTCCTGATTCTTGGGTATACCTAATAAAGGCTTCTTTTTCTCTAGCCTGCTGAGCTTCCATTGGAGTGGGGTTTAGGGGTTGAGTATTTGTAACTTCTTGAGTTGGTTCGTTCACTTATATTTCCTCTTAGGGTTTTTAGCGGTTGTACGCTCATTAGTAACTAGCTTCTTACCGGTTCTTTTGGCGTATGCTTTAGCATCTGCGATGCCTTTCTTTGTATATGGAAATGTTCTACCACCTACTTCTGGCATTAAATCTTTCTCCTAACCGATGCCCATTTGCTGAGCAACCTGAGCAATACCTTGCCCACCAGTTTGTTCAATATCTTGTTGTGCAGCTTGAGCAGCCAAGCCTTGGGCTTGTTGTAGCATCCCCTGCTGGATCTGCTGCTGTTGTTGTTCTTCCTGAATCTTACGTTCTTGTTCCATGACTTCTTCTTCGCTCTTAACCCAGTTAGAGGAGTCAAAGCCCAATGCAGTAATGAGAGCTCGTCCATATTCTTCCCACCTAAACATAGCCATAGCTTGTTCAGGAAGATTACGAACCATCTCACCCATTTGCATTAGCTTCTGAAGATCAGAGTCTCTGCTTAGAGACTGGAGCCCAGTAACAATCTCAACTGTTAGTAGACCCTCCTCTGTAAATTGCTGCTCTAATCTATCGTCGACTAACTCTTCTGATAACATTAAGAAGATTGTTCTTTCAACAATAGGAACTAATAGATTTCTTGAGATAGCGGAGAATGCTCCACCTAAAACCTGTTCCAATTCCTGACCAACCATTCTAACAGCGGTCGCCGTCACACGATCTCCTGAAGGAATGGCGGAACTATTAAGTAAGAAACCGTTTCCTACTTCTTTTCGTAAGGTTTCCACGGCTGTAGCTGCGGCTTGGATTTGTGGATTCATGGTTTGAGAAGGAGACATCACAAATAAATCTTGTTGTCTGGCGGGAACCCACGAGCCGTTTGGGTAGCCATTGATATCATCAATTTCTGTAATACCGGCAGGGTCTACGCATAAGAAGAATGCACTACCCGCAGCCATACCTTCAATCAAGGCTTCAGTGTATGACTCCAATGTAGCAATATCTCCGATCATATCTTCGCAGTGTGAGCGACCATAGTTTTCTCCAGCAATCTCGCTCCATCTAAGGGGAGTGAAGGGACAAATCTTATACTCACCTGTTTCAAAGACTTCATCGTTCTTCTCTTTAGTAACTTTCCACACATCACCTTCTTTTACAACACGATTGTACACCGTATCGTACCCACTTCTATCCTGCGGTCCAGTACCTTGGGTAAAATAATCATGGTTAATGTCTTCAGTAGACGGAACAAACTCAAGGAAGATAATCTCTAAGCATTCCCCGTTTACATCTCTCTTTACAACATAATGATCAAGCCTGACTAACCTAAAAGAATAATCATCTTCCATAACAACAAGGACATCCCCGACAACAATCAGGTGTTGAAGGGCTTGAAAAATTACTTCCCTTAAGTTTTTAGAGGATAGCTTTCTGTGTACTTGATAGCTTAGGGAATCCAGATAATTCCAAACTTCAACCGACATTTCTGTCCCCATTTTACTAGAGAATGAAAAGAATGGTGCGTCATTAAGAGGCAACATAGCGGCTAAGATTCTACTAGCCATACTAGTCACACCTCTCGATGATACAGATGAGAATGTTTGATCTATCTGATCCTGTTCGGTCGATCCCTTTGGCGGCAATAAACTTGGTATAGTTAAAGAAGCGGCGTATCTAGCTCTCTGAAGTTTTGCCTCTCGTTTATTATCCATAAGACGGAATCGTTCAGCAACAGTCTCTTCAGATTTAGTCATCACCCTCTACCCCCTGATGGTCCGGGCTTCTTCTTCTTTGGTTTGTCTGTTAGACGCTGCTCTTTAGTCGAACCGGGACGAGACTCTGTACCATAACGATCCCCAGATCCCATGATGTCTTGCTGCTGTGCCACGTCTTGGGCTTCTTGTCCCTCAGCCTCCATACCAACCATTTCTTCCTTCGCTTCACGAGCAGCGAGAGCTTCTGCCTCCTCTTGCTTAGCCTTATTTGCCGCTGCTTCATCTCGTTCTTGTTGTCTTCTTGCATCTTCCAACGCTTCTAACCTAGCTTCTCGACGCTGTCTCGCAGCTTCAGCCCTTTCTTCGGCTCGTCTCGCAGCTAATTCGGATTCAGTAGGTCCTTGATACCCTCCTCCTCCACCTTTACTTGAACTACCCATTATTCTCTCCTTGTCTGATATATCTAGGGTTTATAGTTTCTCCTGAAACTTGATTGTTTAATATACCCCTAAGTTTAGAAATCACCTCTCTCTGTCCACCTCGAAAAGCCCAAGCTTCCCGGGTAAGATCAAGAGAGTATTCATACTTTGGATACATGTCTTCAAGAATCTCCAGAAGTTCTGGATCTATTCTTGGCCACTGTCTTTTTTTGCTCACGGTTCTTCAGCTCCTTTCTCAGTCGAAAGACTTCTTCCATTGCCAGCCTTTCTCGCTGAGACATAGGCAACTGATGCTCGAACTCAAACTCCATACGTTCTAAGGAGTTTGTATTAGTCATTGTTAGTTTCTTCATAAGTCTACAATCTCACACTGACCTGCTACACAAGCGGCAGTCTGAACTCCTTTAGTACTATCTTCAACTTCCCAGTTCTTCAAACCATCCCAGCTATCGAGGCAAGGGAGATCTGTAACCATACGTGAGTACGAGTCTTCATCAATCTCCTCATAAGGAGCTTGCTCGTAAGTATGTTCTGAATAAGGAAGGAAAGAAATTCCACTCATTAATTCAAAATTATCCCACACAAACTGACCGACTTCCATCCACTCCTCATCTTTAATTGAGACAGTAATAGAAGGCTTGTGTTCACACCAGTAAAGTTGATATCGTTTCCAAATCTTAAGGTGATCAATCGCAGAGAGCTGCTCCCTCATGATAGAAGTCGATGGAGCTGACTGCGGGAAAGAAAAGACAACAACGTTTTCAGGCTGATAGTTACACTTCTCATGTGGGAAGCCGTTAGCTATCATGTACTGAGTCATCGGATCTTTCACGTCTCCTCGAACACGACGAATGTAGTACTTACTATGCCTCGGATGAATACCTGAGGCAGAATCCACAAGCTGGGATACAGTACCACTAGGCTTCACGCATGTAATAGCTTTGGATTTATTGATACCGAGTTTATCGGCATATCTTTCGTTAGTGAAGATAGCTTCCGATTTTAAGTTCATGAGCAACTCAGGATCTGCCGAAGCAGTCAAGAGATTATCCATTATCCCTGTTAAGCTGACTCCCAACAATGCTTCTTCCCTACAATTCTTTTCAAAGTTAGGATTGATATGTCGGAAATTAGTAAGGGAAGCTTGGAATGTACCAAGGATAGTAGCCAACCGAACCTTACGAATAAGATCGTCCGCACTATCTGTGTCCCTGATTACAACTTCAGTGAGATTACAGAACTGCATGTCCCTAAGAATAATCTCAGAGCATGGGTTTGTACCGAACTTGTGGTTGGCATCTCGTCTACCATTTCTAGAGATTACGGTACGGCAGGCATCTCTATTAAAGATACCACGCTCACCTGATTTGGAATTGTACAGAGATACCCACTCCTCCATGAACTGTCCCATTGAAGGCCTGCCTTCGTATACAGCTGAGTTGTTAGCTTGAGAGCGGAAGGATTTATCACGCCACCACTCACCGGTCTTAGCAACACGGAGGTCCGCATCATTAAGGTCTGATAAGGAGATCAAGGCTGATCGTCTTACTCCACCTACTTCAACACAAGACCCGATCTTACACACGATGTCGTGTACTTCGATAGGTTTAAGCTGCCTTCCCCCTGCCTCACGGAATGTGGAAACAGTAAAGCTAAATAATTTCTTAAGTGGCTCAGGTCCACTAGCTCTACCCCCAAACGTCTTAAGCCTAGACCCCATTGGTCTAATCTTAGAGTAGTCAACGGAAGGTTCTTCGCCTTTCCAAAGAGACTCCAACAGTTGTCGGAATGCCTTAGCCCACCCAAGCTTTGAGTCGCCTATAATAATAGTGGTATCCACTTCTTCAATAACAGGGATAGGCGGAAGCTTATCAACATCTTCCTTCTCAACACTAAAGCCGACACCCGTACCATTCATCAGAATGTAAAGCACCTCATCAAAAGCTTGGGGGCGATTGATTGCGAGGTAGCTACAGTTGTAAGCACATATATTATCTAACTCGACAGGTTCTCCAGCCGTCATAAGCAAACGCATACTAGGCATAACATCATGCGTATAGATGGCTTCATAGAGATCGTGTTCTAGGTGTTCTTCTAATTCATAAGAAGTATTTTCTTTAAGATGATTACGCATAAAAGAAACGAAACGATCTACGGTTTCATTCCATGTCTCTCGTCGGAGGTCTTCATCCTTCCACCGTGCGTAACGAGACAAACTAATAAATTGTCTATATAAATCCATTGTTATTCCTAAGTAAATCTAAAGTGAGTACCTTCCATCATTAGGTTTTCAATATGCCTAAGCCAAAAAGCGTCATCATATTCAACGATAATAATATCTACGTGAGTAAACCCAGCTCTTTTTAATGCCTCGAATCTTTGAGTCCCTGTCCATAACAGAGGCTTTGTATGATCGAACTTTCGTTCTGGTCCAATATTTCCTAATGTCTTTCGTAGTTTTTGATTAACTCTTGTTATACAGTGATCTTGTGTTGAAACTCTATAATTTTTAAGGACTCGTTCATCTACCCCGACACAAGACAAAGGCCACCAAAGTCCATCCTTTTCTATACTAGAAACTAGATTTTTAAATCCCGGTCGCTCCCAGTCCTCGAGGTTTCTTGATTCTCCAAACGGATTCTCAATGTCTTCGAGAGCGTATTTTTGTGCGTGCCAAGCTCGTCGCTCTGATTCACACAACGCCCATTTAGTCCTAGGGGTTACTTCTTTGTTTAAAGCTTCGGCATACTTCACTCTTTCTTTAATCCAATAATTTGAAACCAGCACAACGCCGAGGCATTCGTGCCCACATCATACCGGATTTCTTTAGCCTCCACTTCAAGAAGAACGCCCGTCTGGACCTCCATTGTAATTCCATCAATCTCAAGAGTGTGAGTTCCGCCAGCATCCCAAGTAACATTGCCTCTGTCATCAGTACCTACTAAAACCCGGATCCAAATAGCGTCTTGTTTTTCGCTGAACTCTAATGTTCGGCTTCCAGTACTCGATGGTTCAGTAGACTCGTAACAATCGTCACTTGTTTTAGTATATTTTGCATAAGCCATCAGTTACTCCATCTTTCACCGGATTCGAGGCTGACGATCTCGCTGCACTTTGTATCTGCATCAACAATCTCCTTAACCTCAATCGGAAGAAGCGTACCATCTGAAATTCCTTTGAATGTTACCGCGGTATCATCCTTTACCAGCTTGACTTTGAGGTCGCCATCCGTTCCGCCGGTTCCGCCGGTATTACTACCAACCCATAACGCATCGTGCTCAGTTGTAATTGATCCAGTGCCAAGTTCTGTTGCACTTCTATACTTATCGTACGCCATTATCTAAAACTCCTGTATGATTTTATTTCTGGTTTATAGTTAGTAGTTAAGCTTTCGTAAAGCTCCCAAGGGAGCTCGCCGCTGGCATAAATCCCAAGAACACCTAGGATTTGTTTACTGATTGAGACACAATCAGGTGACGGCTTAGGTATGTGAGCCCCACCTCGGGCATGTCTTACGATGCCCCAGAATACGGTCTTCCAAATATTAATACTAAAGCCCTCGCTGACAGCTCTGAGTTTACCCCAATCGATCTTACTCCTAGGAACTTTAAAGATTAATTCCTTGGCGATCTCATAAGAACCCCCGGGCTTATCTCCAATATATAATTCCTCACACATCCAATGACTTGGAATCTGGGAATCAATGTTGTGGATAAGACCATCGATAGCTATTTGGCAATGCTGAACAGGACTACCTGCCCAGCAATAGACCCATCGAATACAGTTCATATCCTTAGTAAGAAAGAATTTAATTCGAACATCTACAAGAGACTCTGTTTCATTCTCCTCTTGTATATTCTCGGGGTTATCTCTATAGACCCGATTATAGGGCGGTCTTAGCTTCTTTCGCCGCTGACTTCGGGCTTGAGGTCTGGAATCCATAGCTTCACTTCCTCCTTTTCCTTGTCATACTCACCCTTTCTGAGTATCCTAACGCAGATTGCCTGCGATACAGCGTATTCTTCAGGGGTCATAGTCTCAATTATGTCAATTCGTTTGTGATCAGGCCGTGGATTTTCTCTAAATAAGTCCATGACTACTGAATCCCACTCCTCTCGGGGTGTATCCTTCAACAGCTTCTCTGCTTTCTTAGGTCCCCAGTTCCAAACACCAAAGATATTATCAGTCAAGTCTCCGGATATCCACTGCTTGTAGAGATTCAGGTCTGCTTGCTCCTCGTCTACAAAGCTAGGGCAGTCCTGATACTCGGGATGCCAGTGCCAGCCCGGACAGGCCTGAAGATCCTTGTCGATAGACACAGCCGTAGCCAAGCCATCTGAAGCCATCATCCCTAGGATATCGTCAGCCTCGATACGAGGTCGACGGATGGTAGTGCATCTGTCTTCCACGATCTCGAAGGCATACTCTAAAGACTCAGGCTCAGGGCGACCTGACCTATTGATCTTATATAAGGGGAAGTAGTCACGCCGGTAGTTGTCTTTCCTATTACAGGAGAAGGCAACCACGCAGCTTGAGTGACCAGCAGTCCATAGATCAATGTCATGGTGGAGCCTGCTTTCCAGCATATCAATGCCTTCGTTGTCAGCCCACCACGCTGCTCGGTGTACTAGGATGTCTCCATCCAGCACGGCTAAATTAGGTTTCTTCATCGTCTTCATCCTCATCTTCGAAACTAATTAAGAAATCAATATCTAATGTTGGGGTCTGTCCATCGTCAATCTTATCTTGAAGAAGATCTAATTGCTCTGGTGTAAATCCCTGACCTGTGAGCCTCTTGAGAATATACTCAAGAACATCAGCGGGATCGGGAACAGAACCGTTTCTCTGGGCTTCACACATAGGACACTCACATAAATCCTCACATCCTAGGTTAGGTGAGTGTACACTTAGCCAGTTTTCTAATCGTTCTTTAACTAACTTAGTCAGCTGTTTCTTAGTGCCGTCGTTAATAACAAACACATCAAACACATCGTCAAAATGAGACTCGAATCCACTAGAGTCGATGATTCGACTCATGTGTTCTGATTCGTGACTTCTCCAATCTGCTTTCCTATTGGGAAGTTTGTCTCCTCTAGAAACAAAGATAAGGATTCCATCCATAGCCTTAGCAAACTTACACTCGTTCGGATAACGACAGTCATCAAAGATAACCACTCGTTCCCAATGCTTCCTGCCCTCAGCAATATCCTCTGCTTCTTCTTTAGAAATGCCTGCCAACCTTTGAGCTGCTTCTAGAATAAAGTAATCAGGATCTTGTGTCCTCTTCATTTTACCAAAGTCTTGGCAAAATGTTCGGAAAGCGTCGTGATTAATATCCTTACTAAGTCCTGCCTTTTTCGCTTCTTCTTTAATAGGAGCGGCGAAGTTATCGATCACGGGGATGTATCCATGTTCGAATACTTCTTCCGCAATTAGGGAAGCTAAGTAAGACTTGCCTGACTTAGCTTGCCCGGATAAAACTATTACTTGCATAGTAACCTCACTCGTACAAAATTGTTAGTCCTAACATAGTTGCTAGGCGATGTTCTATAATAGAACCTTCAGATTTTTCCCAGCCTGTAAGCATATACACAGCGTCACACTCACACAAAGCATTAAGGTCTCTTCTCATTACAGACCTAAGACCTTCCTTGGATAGCAACTCACTATCTGTGAGGTTTAGTTCTTTATCTTGCTTAGCTGGATTATATGGAATAAAGTAAGAGAGCTTAGACAGCTTCTTTTCAGCCTTGTTAAATGCTGTTCGATTAAGGTCTTTGATCCCACGCATAGGACCGGCGATATAAACTCTCAGCTTATATTTAGTTTTAGTGGCACTCACTCCAGTTTTCTCCGATTTTAAATTCTCCATCTAATCTCATCCGACAGCCGAGACGTTCTCCAGCCTCAGTGATAGAAGTAACCCCAAGTTTACCGACCTGTTCGGCTACACTTGGGTCGCATTCTAACTGCCACTCATCGTGAACAGTTGCCATGAACTTAGCTTTGTCTGCCAGTCCATTCTCCTTAATCTTTTCGTTAAGGATACACTGAGCCAGTTTCATCACGATTGCACCATCACCTTGAATCTGAGTATTCAAAGCCTTATGTGCAGATCGAACGGGTACGGAGCGACCATCGAGTAGGGTAACGGCTTTACGAGAATCCGCAGATACTCTTGCTCTGTCCATTACTTTCTTCAGGGCAGGTAGCTCAGCCAAGAACTTCTTCTTAAGCTTAGCTCCTACGCCTTCACCCTTACCTACAATCTCTCCAATCTTTTTGTTACCAGCACCGTATATAAACCCGTAGAAGAAAGTCTTAGCTTGGTCTCTAGTGGACAAGCCTGCGGCTTCTTGGTTTGTGGTATGGATGTCGCCGTTGAGAATGACGTTGGCGTAACTACCCTCATCAAACTCAGCCATTCGGCTAGCTAGGAGACGGGCTTCAAGACCGGAGGCATCAATGCCTACCTGCTTCCATCCATCTCTTGGTTTAAACAACGCCCTAGCCCGTGCATCTCCAGACACTTGCTGAAGATTAGGCTGAGAGGCAGTCATCCTACCGGTAACAGTACCTTGTGGGTTCAAACTCCCGTGAATCCTACCATCCCTACTATGAGACGCTCGAGTAACCCAGTCAGAGACTTGGCTCATAAGCTTAGTAGTGTCGAAGTAAGTACAGAGTCGCTTGGCTTCTGGAAAGTCTAGTGCTTTCAGAACCTGTGCATCAATATTGTAATTACCTTTGTCGGTAGTGGGGGGTTCCCAATTATATTTTTCCATTAGCCTATCACCAATCTGCTGTCGAGAACCGGGATTAAACACCTCAACTTTATCCTTGAGACGCTTACCTGTTTTATCTGAGTATCTGATATGAATCTTGTCGGGAAAGATACTCCTCATTTGATCTTCAATAAAAGCCTTCTCATACATAAGCTCTTGTTCAAGAGCCTGTGCTGCTTCTAAGTTAAAACCAAATCCATTCTCAATCTGATCGGCAATAATATTAGTAACCATATGCTCAAGGCGTACTGGCTTTTCATTCTTCTTAATGAAATCTAGTTGGTATCTGAATATTCTTTCAGACACATGTACATCTTGAATACAGTAGTCTTCCATTTCCTGACTCCAAGTTTCCCATCCTCCTTGGTAGTCAGTCTTATACTCACCCAAATACTCACCCCAAGCCTTTAGGGAGTTCCCTCCTAATGGGTGGTTGGCTTTATCGGGGAACATCATCCTCGATATAACGAGCGTATCGTATGCTTTAGTAGGAATATGATGAGTACCCCGCTCCAGAATAGGAATGTCATAAAGAATAATGTTGTGACCGATGATAATATCAGCACTGCATAAAGCACGGATACCATCTTCAATATCATTTTCTCTATAAACCTTAACGGAACCTGTATCAATGTCCTTTGTAACAAGAACATGAATGCGGTCAGCTTCTGGATGAGGAACGCCTTTACGGTCAAGTACCAATTCATTTAAACCATTAGCCTCCAAATCAAATACTAGTCTCGACATACGGACCTCCAAATGTTATGTTGCCGTCAGCATCTACCACAAATTCTATTTCTTGCATACGTCCGCTTGTTTGGTTGTATCGGAGAGCCGAAGCTACACCAACATTACCAGTAAAGCGATTCTTTAGTACTCGAAGTATAGAAGTGTGGGCGATGTCAGGATCGGGGGATTGTCTGTCTCGCTCAAGAGCAACCACGAGGTTGGGAACAGAAGCAAGAGAGCCAGACCCACGCAGGTCGTGCAATCCAATCCGTCCACCTTCTTCGTACTGCCGTCCTTGAGTCTTTCTCAACTGAGAAATAATATCGATATGAACTCCTGTTCGTTCGACTAATTGCCGCAGGCATTTCATAAGATCATCAATGACAAGACGCTCACCACCGTACTTATCCTGATCGTAAGATTCCATCATCGCAATGACAGCAGCAGTGATGTGATCAAGGATAATAACTTTACATCCAAGAGACACAGCCATGTACTCAATACGAGATAGAAGATTCTTATAGTTGTGACAGCCGTGGCTATCATAGATAAAGAGATCTGTATTAGCAATCTCTGTCCGAGCACGTTCGTACTCTTCTTCTGATAGTTCGGCAAACCCTTCGGAAAGACAACTAGACTTGCCAAGTTTCTTGCGAAGATTATCTAAGGCGGTCATAGCTTTGATCTTTCTAATGGGTTTATTAATCCTAAGTGAGATTAAGTCATCCAAAGTTTCTTCTGGAGATTCTTCGAGCATTAACATGCCAACAGTTCTGTTGTTCTCCAAGTGGTGGTTGACTAATTCTCGTACAAGAGTAGACTTACCGGAGCCTGTGCCACTCGTCCACATGACAAGCTCACCTGCTCGTTGACCGATGAGGAAGTCAGTAAGCTGAGCGAAGGGGTAGTCCCATACCTCGTGACTGACGTTAGCATCGATAGTACTCTCGATTTCTGATGCGTGCAGGATACCGTCTGGCTTAAAGATCTGTGCTTCCCAGAATGCTTTGACTAGAGAAGCTCCTTCGTTATTGAGGAGACACTCATTCGCATCCTTATACTGAAGACCTTTAACAATCTTTACCTTTCCGGGCGGCATGATTTCAGCACACTTATTAGCAGCTTGAATACCTGCCTCGTCGTTATCGAACATGATAATGACTTCATCATAAGCATTTAGAAACTCGTAGTTATCCTTGAACGCACGGGGTCCTGATGTAGTTCCGTTAGGAAGACTAACAACAGGATACTTCTTGTTAAGAACCTGAGACATAGTAAGACAATCAATCTCACCCTCGGTCACTAGGATCCTACGACCACCGGAACTCTTCCAGAGATTCTGCCCAAACATGGGGAGGTTGGACGCGTCTCCCTTCCAAGCAAACTTCTTATCCTTTCCTCGGACATGTTGTGCTTGTAGGCTTCCGTCTTGGCTATAGTAATTAGCCACTTCGTATACGTCTTCACCGCTACGTACACACCTGTAGTTATACAGTCGGCATACGTCATCAGTGATTCTACGATGAGGAAGATCAGTAATACTTCCTGACCAAGGGCTCCAGTCGCCCGTTATCTTAGGCTCATGCTTAGTAGTACCATCGCCTTTCTCGTGGTACTCGCAAGCAAAACAATACCCATGTCCATCAGAGTATCTAGCGAGGTTGTCGCCACTCTTATCGTTGCCGTTCTCACGACACTTAGGACACGGTTCCTTTCCAATACAATAACTATCATCTGTAGTGTTCATAGTACAGTTTCCTTGTTAGCTATTTAACTTCTCTACCCTAACTACGAAGTAACCTGCTTCGCCGGGTTCAGTCCATGCCTTTTCAGCACGGACAACAACGACCTGTTTATCATCAACCCAAAGTTTGCCGTTGAGACAATCAAATATAGCTTTTAAGTAGTTGTCGATATCCGCTTTTGGATAATCGAGCTTAGTTCTTTTAGGTTTAGTAACATACACGAATACCTCAGTCCGGAGGTTCTCCTCAAGTGGAGTCCACTCCGGACCAAGGGCATCCGTGACAGTCTTCACAGCATCAGTCTTAAATTTCTTATAGGGTCCAGTATAATATGCACCCCACTTAGAAACCCTCGGCCTACTGGCAGCGATTGGATTGATGTTGAAGACAAACTCAGCCATCAGAAGGGCAGGTCTTCGAGCTCTTCGTCAGGAAGATTTTCAGCAACCGTAGGGGCAGCTGCCTTATTATCCAAATCTTCATCACGAAAGCCTTCGACCTTTTCAAATCCGGTAGTAACACCGTGGTTGGTCTTCTCAACAATCTGAACACCTTCTAAATAGAATGAGATAGACTCGTCTCTTTCCAACAAACAAGGCACAACCTTAACTCGGCAGATATCTCCGCCGAAGGGCAGTGCTTTAGTTTGTTTTGCGTCAGCGTCGACGCAGGGGAAAGTTTGAATTCCATCCTTAGCCTTAAGGACATTCTTAAACTTAATAGTCTTGACACCTTCCTTGTTCTTTCCCATACCATTGATCTTCTTGCCACCAAGTTCAGTCATGGTTTCTTCCAGCAAGTTATTAAGATCATCGTCCAACTGGACGGTCAAGCTATGGTGAGGGTTACCAAACTTAACGTCAGGCTTGTGTAGATGTGACCATGTGACACTCACGTTCTCAGTAAACAAAGCCTTTCCATACTTGTTCTTCATACTTTTTCTCCTTGTTCTGAAGTTCATTTAAATTAATATGGATAGTATCCATAGACCCGATTATAGGGCTTCCTCTTTCTTTTCTTTATTATTAGGGTTGCTTTCTTCAATATTCATAATAGCTTTTTGGATATCTCCTGAGATGGCCTTAAGCATCGTAGATATATTGTCGAGAAACGTCAGGACTTGAGGGGCAGAGATGCCTTGGTTCTCAAAATCCTTGTACTTGTCGTGTACTTCGAACTTGTTATCTTCGCTCATTTAAATTCTCCTCTGTAATAAGTTTCGCCTTTGGCACAAGGCATGATTTCGTGATAGGGTATTCCGTCGATGACTAAGCCGCAGCTAAGTACTGGTTTCTTTAGAAACTTAGAACCATAGCTCATGGCTGGGTTGTGAATATCCACACCACATCCAACATCCATCCCAAAGATTCTACCATTAGGTCCACACAACCACTTCACTCCTGCATTGGAGTGGTGGTGACCGATTACGGTAGACACCATCTGACTTCTAGCGGCATTGAAGCCAGTAAACAATCCGCTTACTCCTTCTCCGTGATAGTAAAGGACATCGTCTATCTCCGTACTATGAACCCACTTCCATTTAGGTGTGTTCCACACATCAGCATAGTCTCTAATAAACTGGGATGGTATGTTAACAGTGGAAGCTAGTCTATATACCCGCATGTCATGGTTGCCGATAGTTACAGTAGCCTTGGGAAAAGCCTTGTTCCATTTCTGAACTCCTTCTAAAGTCAGTTGATACTCGGTGTTTACATCTGAAGAATCGATGTCTTTGGCGTGGAAGGAAATGTTGTGGTGGTCAACAATATCACCTAAGAATACTACAGTATCGCAATCCCAATACTCATACATATCCAGACAGAAATCCAGATACCCCGGATGAGTAGCAGGCTCGTGCAAATCTCCGATTGCGAGAACTCTAGCCATTACTTGTCTCCCTCGGGAGCCCACGACGTTTAGCATCAGCCCTCCATTGGGCTGCAAGGGACGGGAGATCCTTCTTTTTTCGGGTTCCTTCAACAGGAAAGGCAAGTACATTCATACTACCGTCTTCATCCCTACTCTCAACATGCTCCCACTTTTCCTCATAAGCCTCAATCGGTTCGTGGACACTCGCAATCCCCGCCACATCATCCTTCTGGGCAGCGGTCAGCCATGTGTCACCGTCCACGTTCCGTGTCGGGCATATCACTTCGTGTGTCCTCTTCGTCCCCGCTACTCCCTTGAACGTTTTCGTTAGTCGTTCCATCATTCATCTCCTTTAAGTATTGTGCTTTAAATGCCTGAGGATTAAAGTCTAATCCTTTCATAATTGGGTACCAACTTTCAGGCACGTTACCGCGTTCTACGTCGTGCTTTACGCCCATCTCTACTTCACTACCCCACTGAGTCATGTTGCAGTATTGTTCGATACGCTTCATAGCAGTTATATGTGAGTTAACTTTCATCCAATTCTCCTGATTCTTTTAGATCATCAAATTCTTCCTGTGTTATTTTACCGAAAGCAAGATCCCATCGTGCTTGTAATTCTTTCTCGCCAACCTCACGTTCAGCTGGTCGAGTACCTTCAGTACCTGTTATAGGAACCGACCCATCAACATTATAAATGTTCTTTGATAGTTCTCTCCTTGCTTTCCTACTTCTAAACTCGTCTCTTAGCATGTTAATCCTCCACTACATCGGTTGAATTGGTGTCAATATCAATCCAATCCCAACCGTCGATACAAAACCAACCTTGGTGTTCCAACTCATTGATGTCTTCATCCGTCGGTTGTTGTTCCGGGTCTGTCATACCTGTAAATCTCCTTAATCATCTCTCGTGGAATTTTATTTATCATGCCGCATTCTTCTGGACCAATACTATCGGTAATAGAAACAAACTCTTCACAAGAGTAAAGCAAGTAGCCAAGTGTCCTCATTAGAGGTGGGCTCTTTGCCGCTTCTTCTAGCCCCGCCTCAATATCTGTCCACCCGGAATCACCACATGCTTCCGCATCTAGCCACACTATTTCAAAGATCGTCTTACTAACTGAAGAAGTAGTTGGATTCGAGTACGAAGCTGGGGTCAAGTCCCCCACCGGGATTTGGTAGGGGCGGAGTTGGGAGTCCGAGGTATTCCTCGACATCCTTCTTGAGCGTTTCAAGTACGTTCTCCTTGTGTATTTCTATAAACGCTAGCCGTAAGCACTCGTTCATAGTATCAATGTCTGGGGCGTGTACACCGTAGGAATCATGAATCATGGAGAATGAATCAATTCCTTTGTGCATTAGCCGGATAAGGGTTAAGAACATGTGGGCGGCATCTAAACTATGAATATAATTTGGAGCAATCCCAAGCTCTTGTCCGTTCGGATTCACACCATCATAATAGTTAGCGAAGACTAACTCAAACTTCTTCTTGTTAAAGAGTTCGGTATATGATCGACGTTGCCGAACGGGCTGGTACACATGTTCGACTGTAAAGCCGGAGGGGGTAGTCCAAATAAGGTGCTTATCAGCAGCATTAGCTACTCCAGCAACCTCCTTCAGCCAATCCTTTCCTTGGTTTGGCATAGCGAGGGTTTCTCCAAGCCCTTGCTGTACCGCCCGGGCCATCTCAACAACAGCACCACTCCTGTCCTCACGAGGAACCCAATCAAGGTGTCCTTCTGATTTCAGGTACTTCTGTATGCCGTAAAACGTAAGGCCGTAGGCATCACACATCGTCGGTCTCTTAACTACAGATCGGTCGATGCCTTCT